TAACAAACGAATAATACTACTAAACATATAAAATGGCAGAAACATTATTATCACCTGGAGTACTTGCAAGAGAAAATGACTCATCTCAAGTATCACAAGGACCAGTAACCGTTGGTGCCGCTATTATTGGACCAGCTGTTAAAGGACCTGTAGAAATCCCAACTACCGTTACTTCATATTCACAGTATAAGTCAATATTTGGTGGGGCTGTAACAAGTGGCTCAGATAGCTACAATTATTTAACGGGTATTTCCGTTTACAACTATTTCCAAAACGGAGGAGAATCAGTATTAGTTACTAGAGTAACTAGTGGTTCTTTCAGTTCTGCTGAATCAACATCTGTTATCAACTCTGATACATCTAGTTCTTTCACATTAGAAACTTTATCTGAAGGAGATATTATGAATAACTCAGGTTCTCAATCGAAAGGAGCTTTAGAGTTAGGTACAAGCGATAACATTCGTTGGGAAGTATCATCTGTTAATGCTCAATCAGGACAGTTTAGTTTATTAGTTCGTAAGGGAAATGACAATAACAGAGACAAATCAATATTAGAAACTTGGACAAACTTATCTTTAGACCCAAAAGCTGAAAACTATATTGAATCAGTAATAGGAAACTCTAAAAAAGTAGTAATGAATGATGGTGGAGATTATTATATTCAAAACCAAGGTACATTCCGTAATAAATCAAGTTTCATCAGAGTTAAAAGTGTATCAACCAAAACACCAGATTACTTTGATAACAACGGACAAGCAAAATCAGCTTTCACATCATCTTTACCTATAGTAGGTTCAGGTTCGTTTACAGGAGCAACAGGAGCATTCTTTAATACAGCAAGTGCTGCTAACTTCTACGAAAATGTATCAACAGCCGATATTCAAGGACTAACAGCTGGAGATTATGAAGTAGCAGTTCAGTTAATGGCTAATAAAGATGAATACAGATACAATTCAATATCCGTACCTGGAGTAACATCACAAAACGGCGCTGCAATCGTTTCATCAGTAGCTAATAACTCAGTAAATAGAGGAGATAATATCTCTATCGTAGATTTAGTTAACTACCAAGCAAACGTAGGTACAGTAACTACTCAAGCAGCCGCTTTCGATTCTAGTTACGCTACTGCATACTGGCCATGGTGTCAAACAATCGATCCTGAAACAGGAAAACAAGTTTGGGTACCTGCATCAGTTATGATTCTGCATACTGGCCATGGTGTCAAACAATCGATCCTGAAACAGGAAAACAAGTTTGGGTACCTGCATCAGTTATGATTCCAGGAGTATATGCTTACACAGATGCATCAGCAGATGCGTGGTTTGCACCTGCAGGTTTAACCAGAGGAGCTTTAGGATCTGTTATTAGAGCAGAACGTAAACTACCTTCATCTACAAGAGATACACTATATGAAGCAAATGTAAACCCAATCGCTACTTTCCCAAATAGTGGAGTAGTAGTATTTGGACAGAAAACACTACAAAAACGTGCTTCTGCTTTAGATAGAGTAAACGTTCGTAGATTATTAATCGCTGTTAAAACATATGTTTCTCAAATAGCAGACACATTAGTATTCGAACAAAACTCAGCATCAACAAGAAATAATTTCTTAACACAAGTAAACCCATACTTAGAATCAGTACAACAACGTCAAGGTTTGTATGCGTTTAAGACAGTGATGGATGAGTCAAATAACGGACCAGATGTAGTAGATAGAAACCAATTAGTAGGTCAAATCTTCTTACAACCAACCAAAACGGCTGAGTTCGTATTGTTAGATTTCAATGTTACACCAACTGGAGCTACTTTCGAATAAAAAACAAAGAGACTAAATATTTATAATAAAATAAAAACACAAAATGGCGATACTCGATACTAACGAAATGTTCTTCACGGCCTTTGAACCGAAACAACAGAACAGGTACATGATGCTGATTGACGGTTTTCCATCTTACATGATTAAAGGAGTAAGTGCGATCCAAATGAGTCAGGAAGTAATAACACTTAATCATGTCAACACAAGAAGAAACCTTAAAGGAAAAACTGTATGGCAACCAGTAACGTTTACGTTATATGATGCAATCACACCTTCAGGAGCACAATCTATTATGGAATGGGTTCGTCTACATCACGAAAGTGTAACAGGAAGAGATGGGTACAGTGATTTCTACAAGAAAGATTTAACTTTCAATGTATTAGGACCTGTTGGAGATGTCGTTTCTGAGTGGATCTTAAAAGGTGCTATGATTTCTAACGCCGACTTTGGTGAGTACGGATTCGATAACGAATCAACTGCTCAACAAATCAATATGACGTGTGAGATTGATTACGCAGTATTGAACTTCTAAGAAGAAATACACATATTTTATAAAAGAGGGTTGGCTTAT